TGAACCATATCGTGTTCGACCCGACGATGAGTCATGACCCTGAGGTGTATATCAACACCTATGAGGGCTTGCCGCTGAAGCCTGAGCGGGATGATGCGAAGTGCGAGAACCTGATCTGGCTGATCAGCTTTCTGTGTAACCACGCTGAGGATGCCAAGCATTGGCTGAGCCGGTGGCTGGCGTACCCGCTGCAGCACAGTGGGGCGAAGATGGACACCGCGGTGCTGATGCATTCGACCACTGAGGGCTCGGGCAAAAGCCTGTTGTTCTCGGTGGTGATGGGGATGCTCTACGGGCAGTACTCGGCGACGGTCGGGCAGACGCAGCTGGAAGGGTCGTTCAACGCCTGGCAGAGCGGCAAGCTGTGGGCGGTGTTCGAGGAGGTTGTGAGCCGCGATCAGAAGTACAACCAGGTGGGCAAGATCAAGCAGCTGATCACCGGGCAGACGGTGCGCATCGAGAGCAAGTTCGTGAACGGTTGGGAGGAGGCATCGCACATGAACGCGGTGTTTCTCTCGAACGAGATCGTGCCGTGGCCGATCAGCGACAGCGACCGCCGGTTTCTGGTGATGTGGCCGGAGGAGAAGCTGCCTGCGGCTCGACAGATGGCGATCAAGCAGGAGCTGGCTAACGGTGGCGTCGAGGCGCTGTATGCGTGGCTGCTGGCGTATGACCTGGGCGATTTCGATGAGCAGACCAAGCCGCCAGTGACGCCTGCGCGTGAACGCCTGGTGGCGTTGAGCCGGGCGCCGTGGCAGACGTTCGCCAACCTGTGGCGCCTGGGCGAGCTGGGCGATGGGTTGTGGGGCGGGTGCCTGAGCTCGGACCTGTACGCGATGTTCGTGGAGTGGTGCCAGCGCAACGGCGAGCACCGCATGAGCCAGACGAAGTTTAGCCTGTTCATCGAGACGCTCGGGGTCGACAAGACGCGGGCGATCCCCTGGACGGAGGGCAGCACGCGACGGTTTGCGGCGTTTTTGATACCGAGGGATGAGTCAGCCTTCCTGCCACCATCCATGCAGGCGGCCGCGCTGGGGGCGCATGTAGAGGCGTGGCGGGCCAAGGCGAAGCTGTGCGGCTGGCATGTGGAGGCGTGGGACCACGTCAAGGCGGCTGCAGCATGAGTACGCCTAAAAGTGTGTTGGGTGTGTTGGCACTGTGTAGGGTTGATTTCGCAACCTTACACACTTTCAGCCCAGTAACGACGCGGGTTCTAGACGAGTGTGTAAGGTGTGTAAGGTTTAAGCGCGTGCGCGCGCGTGTGCGAAAAAAAATTGCACGCTGTATCACCTGGCTGGCTGCCCTGAACCCATCGAAATTTTCCTTACGCGAGGCTCTGAAAACCTTACACACCTTACACACCTTACACAGATGCTCTAAAGCCTTTGTTTTTATTAGAGTTTTTGTGTGTTGGGTGTGTGTAGGGTTGGCGGTTTTTGTGTTGGGTTGCGGTTTTGGCGCGAGGGACGGGCAATGATCGAGGCTATCGAGACGCTGTTGATGCATTGGGGCGATCAGCTGGCCCAGAACGGCCTGGGGGGCGGTTTGCCCAGCACCATGGGCACTATCGTCGAGTTTGCCGGCTGTGCGCCGCGTGGTGGCGTGTACGGCGCCAAGCTGCTGGTGTCCGGCGCCGGGCCGGATTACGCAGCGGCAGAGGTGAACCAGGTGCTGTATGCCATCGAGCGGCAGGAGGCCGGCGCGGCACTGGTGCGTTTGGCCTATGCGCGGTACCGCAACGAACCAAGGCTGACCATCGCCGAGCAGGTGGATGCCCTGGAGCTGGGGCGCGGTGAGGCTGGGCGGCGTGCGTACTACCGTCACGTGGGCGTGCTGCATGAACGCCTGCAGGCCGGGTTGCTGGAACGTCAGGGCAAGCTGGCGGTGATGCGACGGGAGTCGCGGCGCGATGGCGAGCGGATGCGTAAGGCATCGGCGCAACTGGCTGGTGCGGCGCACCGTGGTCGGGGGCGCGAGTTCGAAGAGGCGCAGGACGGGCAGGGTGCAATCGCTGCTCACAAGGCGCGCAAGGCTGCTGCCAAGGCTGTGGAAGCTGACCGCTCGTCGGGTGACTCGGCTCCGTAAGGCGCCGGCAAGGCTCCGAAGGGCGCCGGCTGGAATAACCCATAATCGGGGCTTTTCGGTTTGTCACTCGGGGGGTAAAAAGTCACCACGATTCGATAGGTACGCCTAGCGAGCAACAGAGCGCCACGTGCTGTGTCGCACAACCCGAGACCCGACTCGGATTCAGAGCCCCGCCCCGCGGGGCTTTGTCTTTTCTGGCTGACGCTACCGTGGCAGGGGCGGCAGCCGTTCCCGCGGCACGCGGGTTTTTTATTCTGGCCCTTGGCCGCCTGGGAGGGTTTATGAGCGAGCCACTGACCGGGCTGGCGGTTTGCGCCGCAGGTGCTGGCATCTGCATCTCCGGCTTCATGGCCGGCGTGGATGGCAACGCGGCGACCGGTGCGCTGTGCGGTGCGCTGGTGTTCGTGATCGCTCGTCCTGACTTGAAGGTCCTTCCTCGGGTGCTGTTGTTTCTGGTCAGCCTGGTGATGGGCTACCAGTTCAGCCCGGCTCTCGGTGAGCTTGAGCTGTGGGGCATCCGCCCATTCACCTATTCCGGGCCTGCTGCGTTCGCCGCTGCTGCGCTGGTCGTTGGCCTGACGATGGCCGCGATCAGAAAGCGCGTGGCGCCGTCGGCCCCTGGGGGAATCGATGGCTAGTGTGATCCTGACCCACGCGCTGCTGATGCTGTGCGGCGCCATCTTCATTCGGCTGTTCACGTTCCGGCGGGGCGCGTTGCGCTTCAGCCGGCTTAAGTCGTGTGGTGCATGGCTGGTGATGGTCTGCGCCGGGGTTGCGGTGATCCATATCCTGCGCGGCGATCTGGTGGTGCAGCCTGCAGCCTGGCCGTTGGTGGTGCTGGTGGCGGTGTTCGCCTGGGCCATCTGGCGAGCTGGCGGCAATCTCGCCGGGGTGCTGCGACCTGAAGAGCCAGCGTGGTCTGGTGGTGAGCGGCGGCGGGGGGGGCGGTGAAGGGCAGCATCAACGCCCGCGACTTGGACGATGCGCTGGCCGCGCTGCAGAAGCTGGGCGGCGGGCTCGCACCTCGGGCGCTGGCGGATGCACTCAACCATACGGCCAACCAGGCGCGCATCGCGCTGCGGGCTGAGATGGAAGATGTGTTCAACCCGAGGCCAACGCCGTGGGTGCTGAACTCGATCCGCATCATTCACGCCAAACCATCGGCTGACCCTGAAGCAGCGGTGTGGGTACAGGATCAGGGTACGGGCAAGAATCCATTCAGTGCCGAGGATTACCTGCTGCCGCAAGTCGAGGGTGGTGAGCGGATCACGCGGCGGTCGGAGAAGTACCTGCGCGAGTCGGGGATTCTGCCGGCTGGCCGCTTCGTCGTGCCGGCCGCCGGTGCTCGGCTGGATGCCTACGGGAATATCCAGAAGGGGCACATGACGCAGATCCTGTCGGGCCTGAAGGCGATGAAGCTATCGGGTTCGGACAACGCTGCGACTGATAGCCGGCGCTCCCTGCGAAAGGGGCACGCGCTGGCGTTCTTCGTGATGAAGCGTGGCAAGACGCCCATCGGCATCGCCGAGCGGCGTGGCAAGAGCTTGGTCATGGTGCTCGCCTTCGTGCGCCAACCGCAGTATCGCGAGCGCTTCAAGTTTCATGACGTGGTGCGCCGAGTCGCAGAGAACGACGCGCAGCTCGAGGCGAACATCGACAAGGCCATCGCTGATGCATTGGCTGGGCGGTTGCCCAGCCTGTCGAGCCAGCGGCGCCGCTGACGCCAGTGGCGTGCTTCAGGACAGGCCGGGGCCCCTGGGCCGGCGAGGGTGGCAAGGGTAATTCGAGCCCCGTTCTCGCGGTAGTGGGTGGGGTTGGGAGTTAGTTAATTGGGGTTAATTCGGTTAATCCCTGGGGTAATTCTGGTTAACAGGTGAATTCATGACGGTCATGAAGAAGTCAGAGTTCGCGGACAGCCAGGGTTGGTCTCGACCTTATGTGTCGAAGCTTGCATCGCAGGGCCGCCTGGTGATGACCGAAGACGGGAAGAAGGTCAACGTTGAGGCCACCCTGGCGTTGCTGAATGAAACTGCTGACCCCAGCAAGGCCGGCGTCGCTGAGCGCCACCAGCGCGACCGCGTAGAGAAAGGCGTACACGCTCTGGTGTCACCTCTCGCCCCGCCCTCGACAGCGCCAGGCGCTGGTGGTGGCGATAACTACCAAAAGGCCCGGGCGCATCGCGAGACCTATCTGGCGCTGCTGGCTGAGGATGAGTTCCTCAAGGGACGTGGCGAGCTGGTCGAGCGCAAGGC